CCGATTCAGAACATTTGTTCAGTTCATACTTGCCACAGAACTGCATGAATCGCACGCCTACTTGGCCCACATCCTTGTGGCTGATCTGTTCACGTATGGCGGCATCCACTAGAGCCTTAATGTCTTGGGGCTGTGCCGTTAAGTCAATCAAGGTTCTGTTGCGTTCATAGTCATCCAACACACGGTGTTCTACACCGTCGGGATCTGTCCAGCGTTGCAACATCATGTTGTTCCAGTTGTAGCCTTTTTTGTCTTTGTCCGCAAACGCTTCCTGGAGTCCAACCTTGTTCTTAGTGCCCTTAGTTCTGACACCGGGATACGCTGAGAAGACGTTATCCGAACTATCTCCTCGCATACACTTTTCAAAGAGTAGCCATTGGGGGTTCGGCGTTGACTTAGGTTCTTTAGTTTTCTTATCGATAACCGCTTTGCCTTTGGCATCAAAGATTCCTTCTATAGTGATTAATTCGTCGGTGATTCCGTTATATTGTTTGACGTTGGCGGCCACCAGCTGAACAAAGTCAGTGTCACTGCTAACAACAACATGCTCATCTTGGGGATGTAGTGCGATCCAGCGAGCTATGATGTCGTCGCCTTCTGCGGTAGGGCATCTGATAACGCTACAGTTGGTCCTATCGCTCAAGTATTTAGTCAGAGCGTCATAAGTTTCCCAGAACATCTTGTCTTCTTCAACTTCGGCTTCTGTGAGTGCGGCACGGGCCACAGCACGGTTGTTTTTGTAGGGCTTGTACAGGTCCTTGCGCCAGCTACGACCTTCTAGTGCAAACACCATGTGATCGGCTTCAAAACGCCGGGCCATTTTGTTGGCAGCCATGAGTGTGACATGCAGGGCAAAGCCCACTTTTTCCCAGGTATCACTGGCACGGAAAGCACCGTGTCTAGCACGGAAAAACATGTTGGCTGTATCAATTAGGACGTATTTCATACTATGAGTATAGCATGATCTTGTGGCAAAGTCAAACAAATTTGTGTTTGATTATGTAATCCAAAATAAAACGATGAAATGCACTATGTCCATCCCGTCCAAAATGCCAAGAATTGGGCATGACTGTTTGTATACCTTTGGATCTGATCCTAGCATCATAGGTCATGTTGGCATCATAAGGTCCGATGTAGTTGGCGCCCCAATCTTGCTGATTTTTAATTTTACCAAAATCGTTGTTGCCGTTGAAGAAAATATGACGTATGCCTTGCGCAGTTAATTCTTGATGGAATTCCCAAATTTTATTGTGTGCTTCCTGGGTTTTTTGTTGCCAATCTATATCAATTATGTAATTGCGATATCTCTCTGCAGCTTCTGCGGGTACACTGTCGGTTCCGCTTGCACCCACTTGATAGTATTTTCCCTCGTACAACCACTCTTCTCTCTCCCAGGTGCTCCACTGTATAACGATCAACTGATCTGGGTGACCTTGTCCGCCACCATTTAACCATTCTCGTGTGGTACGTATGATTCTAGTATTAGAACTGGCACTTTCCGCATCACAACGCAATCCTGCTCGTAGAGACAGACTCAGTTGTTTGCCCCAACTCACAGCAAGATTTTCTGGATGTGGGGCACGGCCCAGATAAAAAAGTGCCGGATCGTCTTCGGCAAATGCATGTGGAACTACTGCTTCGGCCCCAGCTGAGTGACTGTCTCCGTTGACGTACAGAATCATGATACTTCAGATCTACCATCGCCGATGTTGCGAGTTTTGACCACGCGGTCACGTTCAGGAGTCATGGCTTCATATTGCTCGTAAGTTTCCAACACAATGTTGCGACACACCGCGGTAAACCAACGATCTACGATGTCAGCGTCGGTGTCCTTGGCTGTCATTTGATAGCCTGCACGCACAAGATTAGCTACAAATTTTTCATTCCAGTCTAGTTCAAATGCTCCTTGTTGGATGTTGTCGGGATCAATTTCCATGCTGAGTATGGCCACATAAGGCTCGCTGCGTTCGGTAGCTAATTCTTTGGCAGTTTTTTCTGATTTTTTAGGCCGAGTCTCGGACTTGGTTTCAAGTTTTTTCTTTTTGAAAAAACGGTCAAATAATCCCATACTATCCTTTAAGTTCTAGTGTTACCATAGTGTACTACAGTTATATCCGGCATGTCAATAGGTAATTTACGCCATGGGTCAACTATAATACTACCAGGTTGAATTTGGCAGTATGGTTGTGTGTCAGGTGTGTTGCCGGTATATTCGTAGGTGATTTTACGATTGTGTGCCCATAAAAACACTGCTGGCTGATCAAAATCATTGACTACATCTGTTGTGTCGTCGGCCAAGGGATCCACATAATAACAACGATGTCCAGCCTCGGCTACATAAAATCCTACCAAGGTGCTGTAACTACCTATGCAGTATTCAACGTCGGGCTTGTAGGCCTTGCCGTGTATCACAATGGGTAACTTGTTTTTCTTGGCTTGCTCGACTAAGAACAAGGCCAAGTTCTTTGCTTGGATTTCGCGAGCATGCATGACTGTGTCAAACAAATCATAGCCAATGTTGTATTCTTCAGCCAACCAACGTAGTGCAATATTATCACGTGGGTGACAAGCACCAGCATCACCCATGCCGGCAGTCATATATTTAGGACCCATGATGCGCATGGTTGATCGTGCCAGAGCATTTGTGACCACATCGACATTGATGTGACCAATCTTCATGGCAAAGTCTTGAATCATGTTGACAAGCCCAACCTTGGCGCTGATAAATGTGTTATAGAAAATCTTGATGGCTTCGCATTCATCCCATGTACCAATTTCGTAGCGTGGATTATTCTGCATGATTGTTTCATACAAGTCTCGCAGTTCACCAGCAACTCCGGTTAGATTGCCATCTTCGGTACCTAACATGATCATTTCTGGATTGACCATGTCCCATTTCACTGAGCCCATGGCGATCAAGTAAGGATTATAAACAAACTCGTGCCGGGTATCAAGCAAAGGAACAAACTTCTTACGAGTCGTGCCAGGAAGCACTGTGCTGATTAACACCACTTTCTTAGGTGTGGTGGCAAATCTGTTGATATTTTGAATGGCATCGATCACAGCATCGTGCCCAAAGTCTCGAGGAGTCATGTGGCTGGAAGGAACTGATCCATCGTAGCCCTCGGCATGCGGAGTGGGCACAGCAATAAAGATCCACTCACTTTCGTGTACCAGTTCTTCAATGCCGCATACTCGTACGGTGTCGCTGGTGCGTGGGTATATGTCGTAACCTCGTACTTCGTGTTTTTCTGCGAAAACTTCTGCGCAGTCTAGCCCTAATTTTCCAATTCCTACAAATCCAATCTTTGCCATGGTTTCCTTTAATCAGTATGTCACTAATTTATCTGGAGAATCAGCAGAGACTAAGATTTTTTGAACACCGGAATTGGTTGCATTTTGTGTAAGCTACGAGCACGCAGAGCTTGATACTTTTGTAAGCGTTCTAGTTCCAGACCATTTTTGACTAGTTTACTACCTTCGTCTTGGGCCATGGCCAACTCAAGTTCAGCATAGGTCAATCCACCCAATTGGTCTTGATCAGTGCGTCCATCATCCCATAGTCCATCTGTAGGCGCCGCATTGATGATATCTTGCAGGATACCTAACTCACGGCCCAAATCCCAAACTTCGGTTTTCAGCAGGTCACCAATGGGACTAATATCTACGCCACCGTCGCCGTACTTGGTATAAAATCCCACACCAAAGTCTTCCACTCGGTTGCCAGTGCCTACTACGATGCCTTGAACGCTTTGAGCAATTTGATACAAGGTAACCATGCGCAGTCGACTACGGCTGTTGGCCATGCCCAACAAATTAGGATAAGTAGCAAGATGTTGCTCAAACTCATCAAAGGTCGAAGTCAAATCAATGATCTCATGCCGTACATTGTCAAAGTGTTCCGACAACCAGGCACCTTGGCGCATGCTGAGATCGTGTAGGTCTGGACGTTGGCGTATGGGCATGGTCACTGCCACGGTGTTCAATCCTGTGCGGGCGCACAGTGCGCTGACCACAGCACTATCAATTCCGCCTGAGATGCCCACGACCAATGACTGGATGCCAGCATTGTTGGCATAGTTCTTGATCCATTCTGTGATTTGATTTGCAAGTTGTTTCATAGTTTTATTCCTTTAGTTGCCACATTAAATGTTCCTGGCGGGCGTGCCATTTGTATTCAATCACTGGTGTACCCGGACCGGTCCAGGTAGCAATACCACGATAGGCCAGAGTTCCTGGCCATAATCTACGTCCTGTGATCTCACAACGACAAGGCCATTTCACACGACACAGTTTCCATTCAGCCCGAATATAAAAACTGCCATTGGGGCGATTGATGCGTTCCGGAATTGGACTCATTTGCCCCAGCCGTTGCCCCACAAGTCCACATGCAATCTAGGGCTGTAGTTCCAGCCCTGGGCACAGCAGATGTCTGCTATGCGTAGTTTATTTTTATCGTAGGGTTCAACCACACCGCCCTGTGGCATCAAGTAGATCACACCCGTAAATCCTGCACGGCGATACGCATCTGTGGCACGTATGGCCTCTTCAATGTGCTCATCGGTTTCAACCACAAACTTCAAGTAAGTGTGTCCGATGTCGGCATAGCTCATCACAATGTCAGGACAAATGGCGTCTTCCCACTTTTCACCACTTGCACTTAATTTTGCACTGACACTAAAGGTCAATGCCCCGGGTCCTCGTTTGCCTAGTCTAGGATTTAGAGTCCAGTCCAGTAAAAAGTGTCTGAAATCTGAGTGTAATTCTTGAGTGCCATTGGTCTCAAATGTTATGTTCTTTAAATCTGCCATTCTAGGATGGCTCAGCAGTTCTGCATAGGCACGTTGCCAACCCAGCAAGGGTTCACCGCCGGTGATCACAAGATGCACGTCGTTGCCATTGTTCTGTTGCCACATGTTATTGGGTGTAAGTGCCAACATGCGTTCTACCAGTTCTTCTGTGGTCTGTGTGGGGCTCAAGTGTTTGAATGCTGGGTGCCAGCTTGCATACGAATCACAGCCAGTTTCTACCAAAGGCAGTTCTTCAAACCGGTTGTATAAATGCACTACTTCGGCCACGTCATCGGCACCTGTGCTTTTTTCGCCTGGCTTGCAACCAAACCCTGCACAGGTAAAGTTACAGCCATAGGTGCGTAAGAACACCGACGGTACACCTACAAAGCGTCCTTCACCTTGTAAACTATAAAATACTTCCGAAACTTTTATTTTACTCATTTGCGACCTTTATAGAGATACCCTTGTATGAATATGCTACTGTATTTTTTAAATTGGTTTTATCTAGATTGTTGAACACTGATTGAAATTCTGTTTGCGAAAGTTCAAAATATTCTATGGGCTGTTTGGCCGTTGCAATGGCTTCGGTCATTTGTTCTATCAAAGTGGGTTTACGATATTTTATTTTCATATGCTTATTTAGATTGCCACCATGATTCCCAAGGAAAAACGATCCAACAATCTTCTTCGGCCTTATTTAGACCAACTGCACTGTAGCTCACAGGAATTTCCGACTTGCTTGATTCGTTGTCAACCAGCACTGCCACACGCACATTGTGACCCCATATCCCATCCCACACTGGACTGGTAGCAAAACAACTGCTCATCCAATCGTCGCGTATCCAGTTTAGTGTAGCACCTGAATCGTTGATGTCATCTACGATTAATATGTTCTTTTTGCTTTCTTCACTGACACCGATGGCTTCCTTGGGCCATCCAAACGCATCTTCGGCCATCCAAAGATTGCTTTCTTGTTGGCTACCGTCACGCAAACTAACTTTGAGGGTTTCCATCCTGCAACCAAGATACTGGCTGATCAGGTTGGCTGGAACCAAGCCACCGCGGGTGAGTCCAACCACATAGTCCGGCCGCCAGGCGTCTAAATGGATCTGTCGTAGAATTTCTTGTGTCTGGCTTTCTACGTCTTGCCAAGTATGATAGATTTTTTTCATACTTTATTATACAGTAATTTGACCCTGGTTGTCAATTAACGTGTGAGCCATTCAGGATTTGCCTGATACCATTCTACCGTTTCGGTCAACCGTTGTTCATGGGTTTTGGGTGCTTGCCACCCTAGTTCATATAATTTTCCAGGATCAACACTGAAACATAGGTCATGCCCGGGACGATCGACCGGAATCAACTGATATCGTAATTCACGACCCATTATCTGGGCAATGTGTTGGGCAAATTCAAGATTATTGATAAACTTGTTGCCGGCACTGTTCCATTTTTCACAACGGGCGGATTGTGTTTGTAGTATAAATCGAGTATGGCTGGCCACGTCGCCGGCATAGAACCAACGACGTCCACCAATCAATTCGCTGGGGCCTACATGTATGTCCAGGGTTTCGTTGTTGAGCAGTTTGCGTATGATGATCACCGGCAATCGATTGCTTTGGCAACGTGGACCGAAGGTGTTGTTGATGTGTACGACACTGACCGGAACCGCAAATGAGTTGGCATAGGCCAGGCACAGTTCTTCTCCGGCAGCTTTGCCGGCCGCATAAGGACTGTTGCTGTTGTAGGCATCGTTGGGCTGGCTATCTTGTCCAATGGATATAGGTCCAAACACTTCGGCACTGCTATAATAAACAAATCTTTCAACTCCGGTATGACGTGCATGTTCCAACAGGTTCAATGTTCCCAGCACATTGTCCATGACAGATGCTGTTGGATCACTCAAGCTGTCGGCTGAACTGGGGTTAGCGCCAGCGTGTAATATAATATCTGCTGGTGGCAAGTGCCTACAAGAATTTTTAATGTCGTGTTCAATCACGGTAACACTATCAAGCATGTGACCGATCCGTTGCATGTTGATGGAACCAGGTCTAACCACACAGATAACCCTATGGTCTTTGGCGAATTCTTCTACTAGGTAATGGCCAATGAATCCATTGGCTCCGGTAATCAATGCTGTTTTCATGATTGGTATTTGTAAATGCAATCGGTCATGTTGGTCATGATTTGAAGGTAGCCGAGATCACTCAACAATTTCTCAAATTGTTCTGAACTCACGCCATATCTTTTGGCCCAGGGTTCACACCATTCTAACATCAGCAAAGGATGATATCGTTCAATGGTACGTCGAGCTCCCAACAAGGCAAAATATTCGTAACCTTCAATGTCTAACTGTATGAGATCACAGGCCGGCAGATCCATGTCATCAATGATCACTGTGTGTATGTTACCTGTACCGCTTACGTGAATAGCGCCCGAATCATGGCCTTTGCTTATGTTTACAAATTTTCTTTCATTGCCCACACAGGCCTGTGTTTTTATCACATTGTCGCCGCAGTTCAAAGTCAAACACAAAAAATTTGTTGGATCGGGCTCAAATGTATACACAGTATCAAATCGTTGACTAAACTGTCGTACATACTGTCCACAGTTGCCGCCGGCTTGCACTGCAACAGTCTTGCCAGTGACATGCGTCATTAACTCATCAAAAAACTCTGGCGTTATGCGGTGCTTGTGCATGTAGTTCCACATGCCCTGATCGTACTGAGGCCACCACAAATTTTTTAGTTCTGGGTACTGTGAACTGTCTCTTAATTCAACCAAGTTTTCTAATCCGGGAATCTTTTGGTATGTCATGGTGTTTTATATTTCGACAATCATTTCGCGAGCCAGTTCTTCATCACTGAGGAATGGCGTCATGTCGTGTAGGCCTGCTTGCTTGCCGTTCTTTAATGCCTGTGCTGGAAGTATTTCTTGATCACTGTGACAACGACAATCGATAATACAAGGACCTGCTGTGGCAAGGATTTCTGGAAATCGGTCCAGATCGTCAGCCGATCGCATGTCAGCATAACTCATACCAAATGCAACCGCGATGTTCTTAAAGTCAGGAAACCACAGGCCAGTTTCTGAACTGGTACCATGCACCCGGCCATTGAAATATTTTGTTTGTGTATTTTTGATACTCAAATAACCTGCGTTGTTGAGTATGACAAATTTGATATTGAGTTCGTGTTGTTTGACTGTGGCCAGCTCTTGGATATTGCTCATAAAACTACCATCACCTATGATGCTGATGATGGGTTGATTGCTGGCCATGCTGGCACCAATGGCCGCAGGCAGTGCCCAGCCCATGTCTGCCTGTGCTGGACTAAAA